CAGCTCCAATATTCATAGCTTGGGTACGGTATACCAAATCGCCTACTCGGATTACGGCATCACCAGCAATACTAATTTGATTGCTATTTGCACCCATACCAGATGAAAGAGCCGCAGTTAAATACTCATTGACTGGTGCGGCAACATCAGCACAGGCGGCTACTCTTGCCGCTGTTAAAAGGGATAGCGGGTCTGTTTCTGGGCCATCTCTAAATAATAATTCAGCCATCTATGCCACCTCCTTCGGTAATGAATTTTGCAGAGCTGTACGGATAGCTTGCACTTCTTCCATGTCGAAACCGTTATAATTCAAACAGTTGCATGAGTTCTTGATGTGCAAGAATTTTTCCCCTTCTGGCAATGCGGCAGAAAGTGTTATCATGGTGCAAGTGTGGACTGTATTTTCTTCGCCGTCATCTTCATCTTGTAAATCTTCTGGCGGGGTAAAATGTTCAACAGCGGCAACGGTTAGGCCGTTGTTTGTTTCGCTACCTTCTGCAACCTCATGGAAAAAGCGTGTGGTAACATCTGCGCCGTCCACGTTAATAATTGGCACATGGAAAAACTGCTGGTCGCACAGGAAGTCTATTCTTTCAATGAATAGCTCCGTGTCAATCTTGCCGTTTTGCGCTTGCCATGTTGGGTCTTGCCACAATTCATGTAAATTTCTTAAATCCTGTGGCGTTTGGATTTTTGAGGGTATTCCCTTCATAATTTTTATCTCCCTTCAAGATTATCGTTGTCCGAATCGTGCCGAACCAAAACGAGCCGTGCCTAACGTGGCACTACCTTTATTACCGCCACCGCCTGGCGAAGCCTGCACCCAATCAGAGCCGTTATATACTTCAATCGCTCCTGTTTCTTGGTTATAGCGGATTCCATGCGGTTCATTTGCGAATACCGTTTCGTCTATATGGGTATTGAGCAACTGCGCCAACTCACGGATAGCGTCCTGTACATTTTCTGCTGAAAGCCCAGAACCCGTATTGTCAAAAACGATTTCCGTTGCAAAGTATGACTGTACTATGGTTGCTGTTATGTTTGTGGCATTTGCCGTATAAACACGCACGGTAAAGCGTTCCTCGTGCAACCAAACCCCATTAAACGGCCCCATTGGGCTTCCGTTATCTCCAGCATTTGCATAGGCAAAAAGAATACTGCCAAGGTCTGGGTCATCTGCCCTTATACCAAACTCCCTAAACTGCATAAATTCAGTTAGATTTTGGTTAGTGATGATACATTCCAGCTCTGTAAATGTTCCCATTTCCCGAACGCCTACAATGCGGCCGTCAAGTCTATGGTTTACAAGTTCGGTCAGCTCCAGAACGTCACCATCAAATTCGCCATCACCAGCTTGCACAATGTCAAAGTTGAATTTTGTTTCCCCTGCCAGCACTTTTGCAAGTAGGGCGTGGCCTTGTGCGGTTACTTTTGTTGCGCTAAATATAGCCATTTTCCACCTCCTCCGAGTTTATAAGTGTTTTTGTTATATGCCGCTGCGCCATCCCTGTATTAACTTGGGTATTAGGCACATTTGTAGCCATTTCTTCTGCGTCAACGCTAAAACGCTTTTGAATCCTTCCAGTCATGCCAGTAAAAGCGGTAGCAGGCGCAAAACTTGATTGCACATCTTCACCCTCTACGGTAAAGTGCTTGGTTCTCCTTCCAGCAAAGCCAACGAAGGTTTCCGCTGGTTGAGATTGTGATTCCTCTGGGTATGTGCCGATTACTTCAAACTTTGTTGTATGTCTGCCGACAATACCAAAATGCACGGTAATATCGTCTATTCTGCTCTCTGGCGCATATCCATCTACTTCAAAATGGGTAGTGTGTTTTCCAGCCGCTCCGATATAGATAGTTCCCTCGGCTTCACGGTTAAAAGTTAAACCCTCTAACCAGCTACGCTCATTTTTCAACTCATATATGGCACGGATTAGGTCGTTGTACTGCTCATACTCCCTAAGAGAATCCCATGCGACAAGACGGAAAAAATACGGCTCACCGCCGTATTCAAACCATTCCTCTATTGCAAAGTTTTCAAAGAATAAAATCCGTATCATACTTTCTAAGGCGTATTTAGTGCCTTTGTACCTATGCCATATCAAGGAGTTTTTAACCAACGCCCTTTTACGGTCAAGGTCAAGCCCCAACGGTTCGTAAAAATCAACATGGAGCTGCCATGCCAGAAGGTCAACTATTTCCTCTGGCAGTTCATCAATGCGGGTCATAATAAGGGCTTCATCAATAGCCTTGGTTATTTTTTGTAGCTCTGGGTCTATGGCTCTAAAAAACGCCAGCACATCAGTAATTTTAATGCTATCTGGCGCAATATCTTCTAGCCTAAGAAGTTCTAAGATAAAATTAGTCATCTTCTAAGCCCCCATATATAACCTCTATATAATCCTCGTCTGCTACTCCTATTTCATAATACTGTAGCACCGTGAATACTGGCAGAATGGTATCCATATCAACCCGCTTTACCCCTGTAGACTTAACCATTTCCACCAATGTTGAAGGGGTTATATCACGCCCCAGGACTGATTTTTGCCATAGAATAAAATCGTCCACGGCTTTTGCCACACGCTCTTGCAAAATCGTGCCTATAGCGGCGTTCCGTCTGGCAATATAGTAAGTCAATTTCAAGGGATATTTTACGATTTCTGGGGCTCTTGAAACTACCTTATCAGTTAATGGCCGCCTGTGGTCTGCATTTAACACAGCGTAAACCTCGTCAAGTATAGACTGGCTTGGTACTTCACCGTCACGCAAGAGAGTAACCACATCTACCACGCCTGGGGCTGGGGAGTTGACTTTTACATCAACAATGAGCTGGTTTGCCGTTCTCGCCCAAAATTCGTATGCACCATATGGGCCAGCAGTAGAGTAACTTTCGGGAGCCATTTGTATTCTTGCTCGAAATTCCTCTAGCCCTTCTTCATCTGCGCCGCCTTGGGTTACGGTAGTATTCCGCACGGTATAAGTGAAGGGGAAGGAATCTACAATGCGGTTAATTTGCCCTGGGAGAAAACCGTTTCCGATTTCTCCGACTTGGAAACATTCTGCCGGGGCTTCTACGCTTATTTCGCCAGCAGGGATTTCTACATCTTCCGTTGTGGCAAAGTAAAGGTTATTGCCTGGTGTAGCTCTTGTGCCTGCGGTGATTATGGTATTACTTGGCATTGTTTGGCTTATGGTAAATTCCAGAGTGGTTATAGCTGGCCTTGGTTGAAGGCGAGCATTTTTACCCAATACCAAAGCCCCAATATGCTCTATAAAACCATCCGTGGAGAATGCCAATAGATTCTGCTTTCCTGTGAAGTCTATTTTACTTCTCTGCATGGAAAGGTAATATACAACGGTTAATATTACTTGTCGCCACGGGTCGCCAGGGAATAAGGTTCTGCCTACGTCCTGTTCAAAACGTGCGATAACTTCTGCCGCTATTTGCTCCGTGTCTTTTTCGGCAAAATTTATATCTGGTAAATTTTCAAGTAAGGTATTCATCAAGTATTCTCACCCTCACTCTCGGATATAATCGCCCATCCAGCGCAGCGTCTGGGCGTGGTGCAAAGTCTACCTCTGTTACTTCCACCCTCGGCTCGTAGTCTTGGATGGTTTCTAATACAAATATTGAAAATCGCATCATTCCTCTTGGGGAAGGGTCATCTATAAAGTTATTTGTTAGCCCTAATTCACGGTCAAGGGGTACCGTGCCTTGTATCGTTAGCAATAACATCATCACATTTTGCAAAATTTCCTCATGCACGGATTGGGGAAACATATTTATTTGCCGCAAGTCAATTCCCATAAGTGTATGAAAAATGCTCTCCATGTTTACCCCCTCGCATATTCTTCAAAGCTAACGGTTACTTCTGACCGCCTAATAAATCCTGTGTTATCAATTTGTTCTTTCGGAATACTTAAATCGGCAATCCTCCACCTATATGTGCCAAATGCCGTTTTTCCGATAATTATGGAAACTAAATCTCCATCCCTTTGTGTGCGGATTAGCTTGTTATATTCCGTTTGTGGGTCTACTCCATACTGTGCGTCAAGAATAATCGTAAGGCTGATATTATCCAGACTTGGGCCTACATACTGGCTTATGGGTTTTCGTAGGAGCGTGTTGTTTGTGGCAAAGCGCACACCATTGTTTCTAACCATATCCCTAAATGTTAAAACTCTTTCGGAAGAAACTTCAAAGAGAATTACATCACTAAGGCTTCGAGAGCCGATTGCACCAAGTAGCATAATCCATCACCCCCTAACTATTGATGAACACGTTGGGGCTGCCTGTTGCTTCGGCATTGGGAGGGTGAAACGGTGGCACAGGTTCGCCAACATTATTGTCACCTATCCGAGCCTGTGCAAGAGTATTCACAAACACATTTGGGCTTCCCTCTGCCTGCGTACCACCGTGAGAATCGCCATCACTTACACGGTGGGCGGCACGATTATTTATAAAAACATTTCCGCTACCCCCTGTATCAACACTTCCACAGGAATGATTATCTCCAACTCTGCAAGCTGCTGGCATATCTTCACCACCTAAAATTTATCGTTTATATGCACCACAGGAGCGTTTATGTTTATTGATGTGTCGCTATCTATAGTCAACGGCCCAACGCTATGAATTTTCATATCGCCAGCGGCAAATACTTCTACATGCCGTGCTGTATATACGCTAACATCACGCTCGGTATAAATATTTATGTCACGGTTACAAAGGACGTTTATATCAATAGCAGTAGTTACATCTATCGAAACTTCCTCTGGGTTAGCTTCGGGAATATCAATAGTTAGCTTATGGATATCCCTGTCATACTCAATTAAGGTTTTATCCTTAAATTTAATATACCGCTTATCCTTGTTTTGGATAGGCGGCAGTCTGGTATCTGCGTAGAAAGAAGCCACTATATAGCCCTTCGTTGGTGCTGATGGGTCGAAAATGCAGAGAACCCTCTCGTCTATGTCGGGCATATAGTAGGCGTGGTCTTTCAAAGTCAACGGCACAAGAATATGAAGGTCGCCAGATACAAGGTCGTGCCTATCCTCAAAAACTACTTGTGCCGTGCATTTTTCATAATCAATAGATGATACCTTGCCTACACGGATTATGTCGCTATGCTTATCACGCATTAGTACCCCTCCAAACAACGGCGTGTGCGTAAAGCTGTTGTATAGCCGCCATTTCCGATTGTGTGAGTTGCGTTTGTTATATGATATTTGCCGTCAAATCTTCCCCAACCCACAAAATTAACATTTGTACCGGAGAAATAAATAATATCGCCTTTCATG